TGACGACAACCGTCAGTACGGCTGCGCTGGGCGGGTATGTGAGATGGATGGTGCTCGGTATAACGTGGAGTAAACTCGCTAACCAAATGCGGAGTTATGCACAGGGCTCGCAGACAGGGCTTACGCAGAGTCCAGTCGGCACGTGGGCTGGAAGTCTATTCAACTCTCTGACGAATTTGGGCGCAACGTCCACAATTCCCTCTGATTGCTGGTCCGGCGCCATCGCCCTCACCGCCCTCTGGGCCGGCTGTGCCCTGACGCCGGCAGAGGTGGCCTGGTGCAGCCGCCTCGACGTGGGGGTGGCAGCATGAGCGAGAGCCACCTCTACTTCTACGTCCAGGACTTAGGTCTGACTACTGCTCAGCGTGCGACTGTTGTGCAGCAACTAGCGGCGTTGCAGGCAAACCCCAATGACCCCCAACTCTGCCGCCGCAATCATTGGCGCGTGAACCTGGCAGGCGATGCAGTGCTGTTTGAGACTGCCTTAGACACCACACACCTAACCCCCGCCAGTATCAAGGCCCGCCTGGTGGCGCTGTTTGGCGTAGCGGCGAACACAGTCACGTATGCGACCACACAGAGTGTCTACGGCCCCTACGTTACCTACTCGCACAATGGCACACCTAAGCTGCGCCTGGGCATATTCTCGGGACCAGATGCCTCCTGGCGTGAATCGTGGGAGGCCGCGACCGCCTATGTAGCAGCAGATGCGGCAGCCTGGGCGCCGGTGGTGACGCCGTGATGCGCTTCGTCTGCCGCCTGTTCAAGCACGACTGGGATCCGTGGGAACGGCGACACTGGACGGCGTGCCGGCGATGCGGGGCGATCAAGTGGAAGTGGGCCAGGTAGGGGGTTGAAGAGATGTTTACCTACGCGCCAGCAACCGACAGAGGCCGCGTGCGGCTCATGATCCCGGATAGGGTTGCCGCCAGCGCGATGTTTGACGATGACGAAATCGACACCTTCCTGGCGCTCGAAGGCGACGAAGTCCGGCTGGCCACCGCTATGGCCTTGGAAACGATAGCTAGCGACCAAGCCATGACGTTGAAAGTAATCCGCCTGCTGGACCTGTCAACCGATGGTGCGAAGGTAAGTGACGCCCTGCTGGCGCGTGCTGCCGGACTACGCGCCGCGGCCGCCGCGGACGGGAGCTTTGACTGGGGTGAAATGGTAGTTGACGACTTCTCTTACCGGGAGCGGCTGTATAACCAGGCGCTAAGAGGCCTGTAATGGTAACGTCGATTATCTCGCCGCGCCTGCTGGCCGCTCTGCCGGCGTTCTATCCGAGCCTGGCTGCCATTCAGACGGCGGCGGCGAGCCGGGACAGTTACGGGGCCGAGAGCCTGAGTTGGGTGACGGTGGCAGGCCTGGAGGCTCTCGCCTGCCGGATAGCGCCGGCTGGTGGGCGGGAGTCGAAATTGCCGGACCACACGATCGTCGTCGGCAGCCACACGGTGTCGCTGGCGGGCTCGTATCCGACGATCACGCCGCGCATGCGGGTCGTCATCGGCGCGTTGACGCTGGATATCCTGTCGGTCGAGCAGGACGGCTGCGGTATCACGACGCGGTTGCAATGTCAACTGGTGGTGTCGCCATGAGCGATGGCTTCAACGTCAAGATCGTCGGCGGGCCGGAGCTCGCCCGCAAGCTGGCGCAACTGTCAGACGTGGTAGCGGGCAAGGCGCTGGAACGGGCGACGCTGGCAGGCGCTCTGCTGGTGCAGAACGCGGCCAAAGAGAAGGCGCCCTACCGAACAGGCACGCTCAGGCGCAGCATTCACAGCGAGGTGACGGAGACGAGCAAAACGCGCTGCGAGGTCGAGGTCGGGACCGACGTAGTCTATGCGAGAATCCAGGAGTACGGCGGCGTGATCAAGCCCAAAGGCCCCCACCTGTTGCGCTGGAAAGATGCCAAGTCGGGCCAGTGGTACACGGCTCGTCAGGTCACGCTTCCGGCGCACCCGTATCTGCGGCCGGCATTTGACGAGAAAGGGACTGCCGCCGTGCGTGAGATTGGCGAGGCGCTGAAGATTCTGTTGTCAAGGGTGGCGGCGACGTGAATATCGAGCAGACGCTGGTGGCCTACCTGGTGACCGTGCCGGCCCTGACGGCCCTCGTGAGCAGTCGAGTCTATCCGCTGGTACTGCCGCAGAACGCGGCCTTGCCGGCCATTGCCTATCAGCGGATCAGCGGACCCAGGGAGCACTCGCATAGCGGGCCGTCCGGCCTGGCGCACCCACGTATTCAGCTTGCCTGCTGGGCGGCGACTTACGCGGAGGCGAAGGCGGTCGCCGCCGCGCTACGGCAGGGCATTGACGGCAACCGGACATTCTGCCAGGCCTGTTTCGTCGAGTCTGACATCGACGACTACGAGCCGGAGACGAAACTCTGGCGCGTGATCGTGGATGCTGTGGTGTGGCACTCCGAATGAATGCAATTAGAAGACTAGTCAAACGCCAAACGGAGTTGTACCGGGATTCGACCATCACCGCGGCTCTGGTTGCAGAAGAGGTGAGCGATGGCCAAATTCCATTCAACAGAAGGGCCACCTTGGGAGACAGGTATCAGATGATCAATTGTTGCTTCCCTCTGCCTGATCTGTCGCTTGCAGATATGGCAAGTGTGGCCGTCCCGTGCCAAGAGGGCTGCCAGAACCCTGTTGCGGTGAGCGATGCGGCGTTCGGACGCACTAACCAAGTAATGTGCCCAATTCCGATGACGACGCTCCCACTGCAGAGCATTGACCCGATCACTGTGTGCCGCTCGCCATCGGGCTTCTTGTATACGGTGGGCCTGCAGAAACTGCTCGCTTTTCTCCTTTCGGTAGGATGCCATCCGATTGTCTATGCGCTCTCTGTTGGCCTGGTAATAGGTGCGGTTGTAGGCCCGTCGCTGGGAGAGAATGCTCTCTTTCTTCAGCCGGTAGTAGCTTTGCCACCATTCGGCGGCTTGGGCTTTATTCTGCTGGTGGTACTGTCGATCGTAAGCATTCGCCCGGTCCTTGTTGGCTGCATACCAGATTGCCTTGGCGGTCTTCTGACATTCCCTGCACAGTACACACCTGCCATCCTTGGACAGCTTACGCTTGTTGAAATCATCGAGCGGTTTGTCTTGGCCGCACTTACTGCACTGCTTCACTTCTGGCGCTCCCGGTGCTCGTCGATGATGCGGCGCACTAAGTCAGCTACGGGGATACCTAGGCGCTTGGCTTCGGCCTTCAAGAATGCCATCTGGGGTTCGGTGAACGAGATCATCTGCTTGTACATAGGACAAGGATACCATAGGGTATGCCTGTTGTCAAGAGTTTGTGCGGAGGTTTAGCGGTGGTAAACGAGCCCTACACGGTGGGGGACTGGAACGGCTACCCGTGCTACCAGTGCTCTGCCTGCCCGTTTGCCAGTCTGGAAGAGGAGGTGCTATTGCTGCACATTGCCCAGCGACACCAGGCGCCGGAGGCGACGTTTCGCTTGACTGGCCTGGTTGACCCTAGTGGGAATCCCATATTAGTTAAGGAGGCCTAACCATGGCGCGACTAGTTCTCACCCCTATCACCGTGATCGGGAAGTACCCGACGCTGCAACCAGCGGCAAACGCGCTGGACATCGCCTTCACGCCGGCCGGCGCCTCGTTCGCCGACGGCGCGGGCTGGACCCTGGGTTCGTGCGACGTGCTGCTGGTCCAGAATCTCAACGCGGGGGCCCAGACGTTCACGATCAGCACCGTGATCGACGAGTATGGACGTACTGGCGACATCACGGCCTACAGCGTAGGTATCGCCGAGTTCGCCGCCTTCGGCCCGGTTGCTCTCGCCGGCTTCAAGCAGGCGGATGGACAGGTCTACATTGCCGCGTCTGCCGCCGATGTCGGCTTCGCAGTCCTGCGTCTCACGCCGTAATCCAATCAGAGTAGGAGGTAACTGTTATGACTCAAGCAATCGCGGCCTTTGGCACGCTCCTACAGATGGGCAACGGCGCGTCGCCTGAAGTGTTCGTCAACGTCGCCGAGGTCACCGAGATCGGTGGGCCCAATCTGAGCCTAGATACCGCCGATGCCACTGCCCACGAGTCGCCGGGCCGGTGGGAAGAGGTAGTCCCGACCATCCTACGCAGCGGCGAGATCACACTGGCGCTGAACTACGTGCCGGCAGGGGCAACCCACGGCTACAGCACGGGACTGTTGCGGGACATGGTCGCCCGGATCAAGCGCAACTACAAGCTGGTCTTCCCGAACATCGGCGCGACGACCTGGTCGTTTGCTGCCTACGTCGTCAAGTTCAGTACGAAGGAACCAGTCGCCGACAAGCTCGGCGCTGACGTGTCACTCAAAATTACCGGCCAGCCGAGCCTAGCCTGATAGCTAGGCAGAAAGGAATCTAAGCATGGCGAAACTGAAACTGGGCACCCGCGAGGCAATCCTGGCGGCGCGGGACATTCAGACGGAGCAGGTGGATATCCCCGAGTGGTCGTGTTCCGTCCTGGTGCGTGGCATGAGCGGCGTCGATCGGGACGCCTTCG